TCCACGCAGACTGGTCGAGCTTATCGAGAGCCTTGGGCGTGAGGGAACACATATGCTCCTCGAGAGCCTCGCCTACATTGCGTTCGATCCACTTGGCCTTGAAGTCCTCTGCGTACTCTCCTTTCTGAAGACCCAAGCGATAACCCCAAGCCTCAAGCTTATGGGAACCCACGAGTTTCGAGGGGAGACGCTTAGCCTTGATGTGTCCACCATCGCGGGTCATCAGGTCCGAATAGATCAGCCTGGAGACCACGAGGGTGTCGTAGACACGCTCACGCGATACCTTGAACCACGGGAACAACTTCTGGATGACAGGGATGTCGTAGCCGATGATGTTGTGACCGCCAAGGCGTCCTTCGTCAGCCATCTTCTGGAGGTAGTGAACGCCTCCCTCGATGTTCTTCGGGGTGAACCTGCGGCGCTCTCCTGTCTCAGGGTGCTTCACGGAGATGCAATGGAGTTTTGTTACGTCTTGCAGGAGTCCATCGCTCTCCAGATCGAACAGGGTAGTCCGCATGTAGTTCCTCATCAGCTATGCTGTGTTAATGACAGCGGTTTAAAGGTGTGGCAGTGTGCGACCTCCACCCTCCACGGATGGCGCTCTCTTGTGGCTCCACTGTCGGTATGGATATGCGGGATGGTTAGCTAGACCGCCGCACCCAATTCGCTAGACAGCTTCACGTCACCTACACGGGCGTCCTCGTCAGGAATCCCCATTCGGTATCTGAGCTACACACCTTTAAACCGCTGTCGGTTCTTCTATTTGTTCATGTAGTAGACGTCCAAACACTCCTCTTCGAGCTTCTGGATCTTTGCTTGGTCAGCCCGCCATGCAGCAGCGAGAGCCATGACAGCCATAGCTGACGTGCTGATACACCCTTGGGCCTCATAGACATCTGCAAGGCCCAGGGCAACCTGGATTTGCTCTTGGTCAGTCAGTTTCATTGACGTTCTCCCTTGTTCACTGCCTGCTCGATGGCGAATCGATCCGTTCCAAGAGCATCGCGCACGCCTTCGGCATACCCTTGCTTCCACGCCGTTTTCGTATCTGGCGCACGCGGGGCGCACTCGGCTTGCGGGGCGTTGTATAGCTTCGTGCCGTGCGGAAGTGTCCGGTCAAACACCTTGATGTCGAACCACTCCGAGCCTTTCATGTCGCGGCACTTCACCAGTTCCGCCACCGCCTCACCCTTGCACTCGGCTTGCGGGGCGGTGATAAATCCAAGAGGTCGGCTGCGCGCGTCAGGCCCGCCCGGTTCCTCTCCGAAGTAGTGCCCGAGTTCAGGTTCGTCCGGCCAATCGATCAACCACGCCACCGCCTCACCCTTGCCGCCATCCGGCACTTCACCCACCATCTCAGTCAGTTTCATCAGGGTCTCCTAGGTACTCGTCAACGTTGAACGCTTGGTCCCACAGGTCCACGAAGAACAGGAAGGCCGCGAAGGCCAAGACCAGGACGACAGCGAGGACGCCCAGAATCAGGGCGATTACGGTTAGGGTGCTCATGCTGCGAGTCCCTTGGGAACGTCATCGTTTTCCAGCAGGACCTTGAAGTTCTGCTTGGATGCCGAGTGGTAGGCGATGATCCCTTCGGGGAACTTGAACCCGGGGACTGCCTTGCTGCCATCGACGCTCAGGTTGAACAGGACTTCTTGAACCTGATCCAGGGGGACCACGCCAAGCAGGGGAACCACTTCGCAGCACGCCGGGGTGTTCGGGTTATGGGAACCCCAACGGGACGTGTTGAACAGGGCGAAGCGGCGATGGTCGAGACCGTAGTTGCGTTGGATCCCTTGGCCGTACCACTCACCGAAGTGCTGGCCTTCACCGAGCTTGAACAGTTCGTCGGTGTTCTCCTTGCACCAGCCAGCGAAGCCGTAGTTGTCCGTGGTCTTCCCGGGGGTGATCCAACGGGTCCGTGAACCAACTCGCATAATCAGGTGATCGTTCTCACCATCCTCGCGCGATACCACTACGTTCTTGTCAAACGTGGCTTCGTAGTAGTTGCCTCGGGTTATCACCACCTGGGCGTTCGTACCGTCGATCTTTTCCGTGATGACGATGTCGCGCTTGAGACGCGGGGTCTTCGGGTATGCGATGAAGTCCATTACAGGGCCTCCTCGAAGCGAGCCTTCAGGATGATGTACAGGGTGTGTTGAGCCTGACGGTCAAGGACAACCATGTCGTCATCGTTCTCAAACTCTCGGGCACCTTGGTTATCTTGGTGAATCGTGAGGGCCGACTCGTCACCGAAGTAAGCCTTGGTTACCAAGGTACTTGCGGGACCGTGAGCGGTTACCGAGGGGAACGAAGCAAGCAGGTGGTTGTCTTCGCGGAAGTCAGCGATGTCGTGTTCGTTAATCATGTCTCTCTCAGTTAAAAGGTGTATGCGTCTTTGTCAGGTTCAGGCGCAAACCCACCTTCCTGGTCGTAGAGACGTCCAGTGGTACGGTCGTAGCCAAGTTTGATTAGGGTGCCTGTGGCGGCTCCCGTGAAGCGATCCTTCAGGACTCGCAGAGTGGTTGTGTTGCGTTCCTCCGGGTCTTCGCTCTGTTGATTGCGCTCGAGCCCAAGCATGAGGAAGGACCAGAAACCAATGGACCGTGATCCTTTGAATGACTTGATGGAGACCATTCCTCCCTCTTCGTGTGACTTCCCCTCAGGAGTGCTAAGGTGGGAAATCAAATGAACGATGATCTTTAGTTCGTTGGCCAGCCCCGCAACGTCTTTCATCAGGGCCTCAAGGGATTCCCGCTCGTTTGCGGTATCGGCCATGGCGGTCAAATTATCGATATAGAAGACCCGCACATCCTCTGCGTGTGCCATGAAGCGGATCTTCGCTGCCACCACACCCCACTCAGTCTCTCCGAACGAGTCGTACATCACGACCTTACCGTCTAGGTCCTGCACAGCCTTCGTGCGATCCCCTCTCTCCCAACTACCATCGGGGACATGGAACCGTTGCCCTGCGATCTTTCCCGCAAGGCGTGTAACTGTCTCAGCAGGGCGCTGCTCAAGGAACACAAGGCCAACCTTCAGCTTCAATTCCTCGATGTCATACGCTGCCTGCTGTAGAACGAAGTCGGTTTTCCCAATTCCGGTACCTGCTCCAATCGTGTACACCTCCCCGTATCGCCTACCGAAGGTAACCTCGGACAACTTCGGGATAAACCACGGGAGACCATGGGTAACCTCGCGGTCAATCTCCCCGAGCACATCAGAAACACCTACGATCCCATCGGGCCTGTAGGCTTTCGCATTCCAGATGGCCTGGATAACCTCGGCACCCTTATCAGCCTTCAAGCAATCATTGGGGTCCTTCAGGGGCAGCGATGCAATCTTGGCTTTGCCCGGGGGGAACAACTCGGCACACGCCTTAGAAGCTTCCCGGCCATGTTCGTCCATGTCAAACATCAGTACGACCTCTTCGAACTTCTCGAAGAACTCCATCTGCCTCGCCATGTCCTTCTTGGCATTCGGGGCACCGTTAGGAACGGACACCACCGGCCACTTTCCACCCTGAAGCTGCGATACGGTCAGAGCGTCGATCTCGCCTTCGGTGACGATGATCTTCTTGCCCTTGTCCCATAGGTTCTGACCGAACATTGGGGAGTGTTTCGCGTCCCCAATCCAACCAAAGGCCTTGTCTGGACCACGGACCTTGCAGGCCACTACCTGACCATCCTTCACGTACGGGTAGAAGTGGGCCTTCTTGCCTGCAAACTGGCCGATACGAACACCGAACTGCCGACAGGTTTCCTCGCTGATTTGACGCGCAGGGATGCCTTGGACTTCGGCATTGGAATACTCGTCCAGATTTGCTGCCACTTTCCTACCTCGTTTGTTAGGGGTTACTTCTCCGTCACCACGCTCACGATGACCACAGCTAAAGCAGTGCTGGTGACCATCGGAGTACAGTGCGTTGGCATCGCTAGAGCCGCACGCATCGCACGGTCCCTTGCGGATCAGTGAGGACTCTTCGCGTTCCATCAGTTCCTTACTTCTATGTAGGAGATGTCGTGTTTGAAAAACTGGGCGATCTCATCACCATTGCTGTCCTTGAGGAACACTTGGTCACCATCCCAGCTTTCAGAGATCGTCTCCACGTTCGCGTGGGTCTCGATGTCGAAGTTCCTACCGTGTATCTGTACGTTCATGTCAGTTATCCAGAAGTGCGCCCATAGACTCAGGGAACAAATGTCTAAGCCGTGCGTCGATCTGTTCAGCTACCAGACGACACTCAAGTTGTGCGTGGGGGTCGAGGCGTTGCCTGCAGACGCGAGCGAAGGCCATCAGGGAACCAGACCAGACCCATTCGGTCATTGTGTTCAGCGGGAGGACCATGCGGGCCTGCTCAGGTGCTACACCTTGGTCAAGAAGGTGGCTGTACTGGTCGATGCAACTTTGAACGTGATCTTCGACTGACGAAGAGTTCGGCACCATCTGGCCGTTAAAGTGGAGCAACACCTTTCTAGCAAACTGAATAAGTTCCTCACGGCTCGCGTCGTTCTTCATGCGATTCGCTTTGTTGGAAATCACCCAAGTGTTATCCACTGTGTAGCCCTTAGACGAATCGATACGGTCAAGGGAGGGAGCGTTATCGACATCGGCACTATTCGAGTTGTAATCTAGCTCGATTCCTAGAATAGGGCAGTGGGTGACCCACACAACATCACCACGCTCCAACTCAAAGTCCAGCCCTCGCACCTTAGCGTTGTACTTAGCCGAGTTAATCCGGAAATCAGGATCGTGCTCCTTTCGGTGTGATGCTCGGCAGCGCTCGCTACACCACTTTCCACGGGGGCCTGCAGTCTTGCGCGGAACGTCCGCCCCGCAACGAACACAGATTCCTGTCCCGTATGTGTTGACCTTAACGCGCTGCTCGGAACTTCCTTGCTTTACGTTATCGGCCCGCCCACGCCAAAATTCGGGCATGTACACCTCTGGTTCCGAATCGACGTAGCGTCTCGACACCTCATTCCACGACAGGCCAACCTGGTGCTTAACGAGTTGCCTCGCAACAAACAGGGGGGCCTTGATGCGAAACTGAGCGAAGCAATGGGCGAAGGGTGACCAGTGGTCATGCGTGGCGAGGTAGTTGATGAGCTTGACGTCCCCGTGGGGGAGGTAACCGTTCTCGTCCAGGCTGCTTTGTTTGTCGAAGGACACCCGGGCAACATTAGCGACAGTAAGGTCACTGCCCATGGAATCCAGAAGCTCGACCTTAATGTCTGCGGTCTTCATATCTCTCTCTTTGTGTCTTCAGAAGCTCACGCCAGCATGTGCAAGCTGGTCATCAATGTTGAGGAGGATTTCTTTAAGCATCGGCTCACAATTGTTTCCTTCATAGGCGGCCTTAATGAGACCGCTGCGGAGGTACTCGGCCTGCTCCAGGGTCATCGTGATCTTCACGTTCCCGTTCTTCGTGTGCTTAACCTTGATTGTCATTTGGTGCCTCCCTTAGAGCGCGTGATACTCGGTTACGGTAACTTCGACCGGCCTCACTTCATTCGCGAGATCGTCGGTGTACTCGTAGTCACTCCAGTAACTCCCCGAGCGGCTTGAATGAACCGCGAAGTAGCGTCCCGTGGGTACGTGCTTGTAAATCGTTGAGCGGTGCTCGTATTTATGTTCTGACGTCCACTCACCCTCCTTAACAACCTCCCAATCGTCCGGAGTTTCGCTATCCTCGTTATGGATGTCGATTGCATCTTGTGCTGTCACGGTCATCTCTATGCCTGTTTGGTTGCTAGACGCACCGCGCCACTCACGTACTCAGCCACGACTGACGCGTAAGCGACTTCGTTGCGGTTGAACAGAAAACCCAGACGGCGATGGTTGTTGATGAACTCCTCGGCTCTGAGCACCAGATACTCAACGTCCTCTGCTGCTGCCACGATGGTCTGAGGTACGGGACGCGTTCGCATCAGAGAACCTCCGGGTTACCCAAGGTGTACCGCATGTACCTTTGACCAGTCACCGGGTGTTGCTTCTGGATACCTTCGATGTTGAAACCACGCAGGCGGAGTTCGGTGATCCGGCGGGTGAGCGACTGGACGCTGAGGTCCAGCAAAGCTTCACGCTGAGTGATCGAACCGGCTTTCCGGAGGTGCTTCAGGATTTGCTGTTCCTGGGTCATTTCAGTTCCTTACGGACGTCCTTGAGGAAGCTAATGAGTTCCTTGAGGCCCTCGCGGGTGAACCACTGGTCGGGCATGGCGGCGATCTTTGCGGAGCTATCGCTGTAGTCCAACTTTGCACTAACCACCGCACCCAGTTCGCTTGCTTCGAAGTGCATTTGTGTTTCGTTCTCGTTCATTTCTTTCTCTCTTTTAACCAAGCCTCAGGGACAACCTTGTCGGAATAAAGGAAGCCGTGCTTTTCGCACCAGGAGGCATACGTTGATTTGGAACCCTTGTATAAGGGCGATGCGCTACGGGAGAACACGAACCGAATGTCTTTGTCCGGATGCTGCTGCTTAACCGCTAGGTGCTTCGTGCGGTCTGCAGAGTCGAACAGTCCTTTACCCTCGACTATGATTCCGTTGTCCAGAACAAAATCAGGGGTGTAGGTGTGGGGGATGGAATACGCGAGCTTCTTCGTCTCGTACTCATAGACCACACCGGCCTCGTCTAACTGCGCTGCGATCCTGTCTTCAAGACCACTGCGCAACTTGGCTTTAACCTTCAGTCCGTGGTTCTTCTTTCGAAGCCAGGACGTAGCCATCAGAAATTCACTTCAGCGTCGTCTTCCTCTTCAGCTTGCTTGCTCGAGGAACGCTTCGGGGAATCTTCGGAAGCCACATACTCAGCTTCGTCATCAGCATCGAAACCACCACCACCAACGTACTCAACGTACTTGATGATCTGGACCGAGTTGATGTACAGGGTCACGCCGATGTTCGTACCATTGGCATAGCCCTTGGCAGCACCTTTGATCTTCAGGACCGAGCCACCACCGATGTTCAGGTCATCCACGTTCTTGATCGGGTTCCCCCTGCCATCAAAGAACTTCGGGGCCTTCTTGCTCTTGAACTTGACCGTGACGGTGCCGTCTTCGTTTTCCGTGATCGGGTATGCAGCCTTAGCAGCCTTGGCTTTCCCGAGTTCCTCGAGGGCCTCTTCCTTCATCAGGTCTTGGAGTTCCTCAATAGCTTCCGCCGAGGGGAACGTGAGCTTCGTGTGGTACACACCATCGCTGTCGTACTTGGTGTCAGCACGGGTGAGGCTGGTGAAACCGGCGATTCCCTTGGGGGACGTATAGTTCTTCATGTGTCAATCTTCAAAGTAAGGGTCAAACAGAGGGGAATGGCCTTCGTACGCGTTCATGTCGTATCCATGGACCATGAGGGCTACTGCTTCGTCGAGCGGCATGTAGCCCTCGTCGTACTGCTCTTCGTCGAACATCTAGGCCACCATTCCGTCATCAGGACTAAACACGCGGACTGCTTCGGAGCCGTCGTACTCTTCAATCTCAAAGCGGTATCCCTTAGGAACCCATCGGACCTGAAGATCACGGACACCGCCTTGGTACTCTTCAGGGAATTCCTCTTCAGCCACTTGGTGGGGGTTCTCACCTGACTCACCAAGCACTGCCAGGGCGAGTCGAGGGCAGAAGACTTTTCGTACCTCTTGTCCCCACGTGAACCAACCTGCTCCAAAGCCTGGGGAGTACAGGACTGCAACGGCGCCCCCGCGCTCAAGTTTTTCAACTGTCATGTTTCATCTCTCTAGAAATGCAGAAAGGCCCCGAAGGGCCTCATGCTGTACTGTGGTGTGTTGTACAAGAATCAAGAAAAAGCGTATTGGGACTCGAGGATGCTATTGAGATCCAGGGTACCCCTAGGAGGAACCATCAGCTTGTCCAGTTCCTTGATGAGCTTCGCAATCTTCTTGGCTTGTGCTTCATCCGTGGATGCCTCACCGGTCACGATCAGGTCCGCACGGGCTGTATCGAGGATTTCCTCCAGGGGATCACGGTTCTCGTACATCTCGACCATGCTCTTGCGCACGATCATCGAGAACTTGTCCATCTGGTTCGGTAAGGCTGCGAAGGAGTCGTGGATCATCAGGAAGTTATCGATCCCCTCAGCCTTCGAGTTGTGCACGACCAACTGAAGGTGTGCTGCATCTAACGAGTGGATGAAGTTCGGGCTGATACTGCTGCGTTGCTTGTGGGCATTTAACTCCTTGGAGAACCCTGACTGAACCTTGGGCATGAACTTCGTAGGCACGCTGAGGGCCTTGTTCCAAAGGAACGTAGCGATACGGGTGAACTCAGGCTTGTAGTAAGCGTTCAGCACAGGGAAACCCATGGGAGTCGTCCAGCGAACCGGAAGGTTTGCCCGAGCCATTATGCCTGCAATGCTCTTCAGGAACTCCATGACCAGCGGGGCACCCTTAACGGTCTGCTTGATGCCAGTCATGTTGTGAGCAGCCAGATAGCGAGCCACTTCCATCATTTCCACCCAGTTATCCTTGGTAACCCCGAAGTGCGCACGGCTTTCATCGTTCACATCCATGATGTCCTCAAATAACTGGTCAGCAAACCCAGAGACTTCCGAGCCGTACCCGTAGGTCATCACGTTCCGCTTGGTAACCTTGCGGTCCACGAAGTATGAGTGCCACAGTTGAGCAAACCCACGGACCTTCTCGTCCTCATGGGTCAGGTCAGCTTCGACCAAGGGACCCGAGATGGCAGCTACAGCCGCATAGATATCCTGGGGGAACTCCGAGGGGATCAGGTTGACCAGAGCACCCCCTGCAGCATCCCGCATGATTGCCGAGAAGTGCTGAATACCGGAGCAGCTACCATCGATAGCGATAGGCAGATGGCAACGGTAGCCCATGAGGCCCAAGGGGTCCTTCAGGTAACCCACCAGAGCCACGCAGGCAGCAAGGAAGCAGAAGGGGCTATCTGCGGTTTTCCAGAGGTCCAGGGAAGCAATAGGGTCCTTGGCAATCACTTGGATCATCTCAAGGTTATCCTCGGTCCATTGGACACGCACATCGAACGGTGATTTGTCTAGGGCACGGCCATTGACCTTCTGGGCATTCGTGGTAGCCACGTTCCACTTCAGCCACTTGACACCGGTCTCGTTGAGTACCTCACCATCGGCAAACTCGAAGAGACCCTTGCAGTAGTCAGCACGTTGGTGGTTGAACCCCGGCTTGGCATAGGCACGGCTGCGCCAGTCCAGAACGTGCGGCTCATAGAAGCGGTCATGATCGACCAGAAGCTTGGCCTCCTCGATGTCCCGGTCAACCACGGCAAACTTCGCGTTGATCTTCCGGTTGTCTTTGCGGATTGCCCACTTCTCTTCCTGAGTCAACTCCTTGTTCATCACCTTGCGGGCACCCGGTAGCTTACCTACCTTGACGCGCATCTGGTGACAGAACGTCAGAGCCTCGAGGACCGTTCGGTTGATCCTCAGGGGAACCTCTTGGAGACCATTCAGAGCACCAACGAACGGTGCTTGTGCCTCGACTGCCGCAGCGATGAGCTTCTTCGTCATCGGGTTGAACGTAGCGGCAATCTTCACCGTCTTCGCAACACGCACATCGTTGTATGCGCCCGTGTCGAAGGCAACCCAAGGGTTCGGAGGGGTCAGCATGGCCTGATAGACCGGGGCCGTCCACTGTTGGCGATCCTTCACCTTCTGAAGGGCCTCATGGGCAGCTTCGGTGAACCCAAGGTGCATCTGGATTTCCCCGGTTGCCTCATCGGTTACCTCAACGTGCTCGAATAGATCGGTCGATTGTTGCGCCAGGAAGAACAGTCCAGCCCCGACAGCCACGGAGACCTCAGGATCAATCCCCGGTTCAGGGAACTGGTCGAGCAAAGCCTCAGCAGCCTCAAGCTTTGCACGTTGCGTACGGTTCAGCTTGGGGTTCATCAGCTTCTTGTGAGCCTTCGCATCAGCGTTCTTCAGGCGTTCCGTAGCGATGGAAACACGGACCTCGAAGCCAATCGTCTCGTACAGGGACGTGAGGGTCTCCTCGCTTGTTGCCGTGTTGAAGGCGTTCTTGAGCGCAATACCAGCCAGCAGGGTGTGGTCCAGGATCTCCATGGATTTCGCATGGGGAACCGGGGTACCACGACCACGCTTCTCGAGAGCCTCGAAGTGAGCCAAGCGGATTGCCTCGACCATCTTCGGAAGGGCGGTCTCGAATAAGCGCTCTTCAGCTTTGCTCAAGTCACCGCTGCTGTGGGCGAACTCGGCATTGTCTTCGTAACGCTCGACGCCCTTGGTCAGCATGCGCTCCTCAAAGGCAGCTTGGGCTTCGTAGTTCAAGGTGATTTCGGTCATGTCTAGCTCCGGTGGGTTCGTGATGCCAACGAACCGATCATACCGAGGTCCCATGGATTATGCAACACAGAACTGTACAAAAATTTTGAGACCTTTCTGCAATGAGGCAATTTGAGTTGCAGCCATTGATTTCAAAGGGATTTTTCTAGAGGTTTTCTAGGGCAGGTACCTCAGGTTCCCTCGCGCGTGTTCCTTTATAGGGACCAAAATCGTGTTTGGAAAAACCCTTTAAAATCAAGGACATCAACTCAAATTGCCCCATTAGAGAAAGGCTGCACAACTTTGTACGAGACCAGCCATTTAAGGGGTAGGGGATTCCTAAGGTAAACCCTAGGTTTTCTATAGAGACCCTTGGTTTATGAGTATGGTTATAACGATAGTTTTTATCTAATAGAGACCCTAAGGTCCCTAAGGAACCACAGAGGAGCCTCAGGCTTCCCCACACAAGTCTCATCCGATACCTGCGCCTACGAGCACTACCGGGGCTACCTAGCCTCACTTCAGGGTCCCTCGGATGAACTCGGCACTGCCATTACGATGTCTGGTGCTCCTCTGTGCTTCCTTTTTCCTATACAACACATTGCAATACACGATTAACCGAGAGAGAACAGAGAGATGAGCAATGCTTCACTACGGTCACAGCTTGTGGCCCGACGAACGTACCAAAGGCCCCTGAATGCTGAGGGGACCGTCTTCGAGACATGGGAAGAGATGGTTGACCGTGTTATTGGTCACCAGATGTGGCTATGGGACCGTGCAGCACAGAAGTCCTACGGGTACATCGGCACCGAGGAACTCGAGGAACTGAACGAGCTTCGGCAACTGATGATTGACCGCAAGGTCCTCATGAGCGGTCGTACGCTGTGGCTCGGGGGTACCAAGGTTGCCCAGAAGCGGGAAGCATCCCAATTCAACTGCAGCTTCACCCAGGTCGAGACCGTACGGGACATCGTGGATTGCCTGTGGCTTCTGCTCCAGGGCTGTGGTGTGGGCTTCACGCCTGTCGTAGGTCAACTCACGGGTTTCCAGAAGCGAATCCCCACAATCGAATTCATTCGTTCCGAACGTACCGAGAAGGGCGGTCGTGAACACAACGTAGAGACCTACAAAGATGGCGTCTGGACTATCGCAGTCGGTGACTCAGCCGAAGCATGGGCCAAGGCCCTCGGGAAACTTGTCGCTCATCAGTACGCAGCCGATAAATTTATATTCGATGCCTCGGCTATACGCCCCGCTGGTGAGAGACTTGCAGGTTACGGATGGATTTCCTCAGGAGACGATGCGCTCTGCAAAGCAGTCAGTGCAATCTTTGAGATCCTCAACCGTCGAGCAGGTTCGCTCCTCACTCGCATCGACATCCTCGACATCGTCAATTGGTTGGGCACGATCCTGTCCTCGCGCCGCAGTGCTGAGATTGCTCTCTTTGAGTATGGTCAGGACGAGTGGCGAGAGTTCGCTGTAGCCAAGCGTGACTGGTGGGTAAGCAATGTGCAACGAGCACAGAGCAATAACTCCCTGCTGTTCAAGCAGAAACCCTCACGTGAAGCGCTGCAGCACATCTTCGATCTGATGGTCGAGGCTGGTGGTAGTGAGCCTGGATTCATCAACGGTGAGACGGCTATCAAGAGGGCACCGTGGTTCAAGGGTGTCAATCCGTGTGCTGAGATTCTCTTGGGTAACAAGTCGTTCTGCAATCTGTCCGAGGTAGACGTTGGAAAATTCCAAGGTGACTCCGCTGGTCTGCGTCGTGCAACTGAGTTGGCTGCACGTGCAAATTACCGTCAGACCTGTGTCGATCTCAATGATGGAATTCTTCAGGAAGCATGGCACCGCAATAACGATTTTCTTCGTCTGTGTGGTGTGGGGCTTACCGGTATTGTTCGTCGCCCTGACTTGCGGGCCTACGACTTCACTGAACTACGCCGTACTGCTATCAGCGCTGCTTACGGGATGGCTGATGAACTTGGTACTCCTCGTCCCAAGAACGTTACCACGGTGAAACCCTCGGGAACCCTCAGCAAGGTGATGGATACCACTGAGGGCATGCATGCTCCCCTGGGCCGCTATGTGTTCAACAACGTCAACTTTGGCAAGCACGATCCGTTGGTCCCCCTGTGCCGTAGTGCTGGCTACAAGGTGGTGGTCAACCCTTCCGACCCAGAGGCCGTGTTGATTACGTTACCGGTTGCTTGGGATAACGTGCAGTTCTCCAAGTTCGTGAAGGACGGCAAGGAACTCGAAGTGAACCTCGAGAGTGCCATCGATCAGCTTGAGCGCTACAAGATGCTCATGGAAAACTGGTGCGATCAGAACGTGTCCGCAACGATTTCCTATGAGCCTTATGAGGTTCCCTTCATCGTTGACTGGTTGCTTGAGAACTGGTCCACGTACGTAGGGGTGAGCTTCTTGTTCCGTGCAGATCCCACTAAGACTGCGAAGGACCTTGGGTATCTCTACCTTCCTCAGGAAGTGGTGACGAAAGAAGTGTATGACGCATATGTAGCAAATCTTCAACCGATTGACCTGAACCAAGGTACTGACATGCTCGATGCAGTTGTCGAGGATGAATGTGCTGGTGGTGCCTGTCCGATTCGGTAGTAACAGAGTTAGCCCTTGAGGCAAAACGTCCGGTGACTGGATATACAGGTTGGAATCCAAGACAACCCGGCTAGTCTTGTGGGATGCAAGGCATATATGGGTCACCCGGGGAACCCAGAAAGAAATCCCCGGACCAAATTCAACTGTGTTAGCAGTGCACTCATTACGTAACCTAACGGAGCCTAATGAGTAGCGCTTTTACCCGAAGTCCCGGATGCAACGTCTGGGCCTCATGAACCTCAACGCGAGGGGTTCTGAGCGTGCCCTTTGGGAAACCGATTGCGGTCTCTCTCCCTCTCTCCCGCCAGCGGGCCTTGAGGGCACACTCAGAATTAGATGACGTTTTCCGAGGGTTACCAAGTGGAATACCTCAAGCATTTCCAGAATTTTCCTGATTAAATCTATGCTGCCCAAATTTTGGGTACACACAGTATCACAGGGTTTGTCGTCTAAGTGGTAGGACAAGCGCACCGTGCCCGCGCTAAACTTTCGGTTCGATTCCGATTCAAACCCCTCAGTTTCACCCTTCCAGGCCCTCCAGGCACACCTCGGCTATCCCTTGTCCAGCAAGGGTTACAGCCAGAATGCCCCTCAGAACCCCTAGAATCCCTTGGGTGCTTCTCAAGGTCGCGGCCCATACTCCCCCTATCTGTTCTAAAACAAACCCTCTGTAGCCCCCGTGGTCCGTCCTGTACTGTATGGCCCTGTATCGTGCTGTAGCGGGTTCCTGAGGTTACCCTGTGGGTTGGTACTAGCTAACCCCTGCCAGCCCGTTCTAGGCGACTATAGAGACCCTGGAAACCGTATAGCTGTGCCAGTGCCTCCTGGTTTCCTCAGGATGAGCACGAACATCTCCTAGGTTTCCCTAAGGGTCACAACAGCGAAGCACAAAAGACAAAACCCCAAGGTTTCCCTTAGGGTCTCTCTTTTGTGCTCATGGTCGTGGTTCTCTACGTATCCGGATGTTTCCCGGTAGTCGTATCTCAACTGGGCCTTTCATGGTCCGTGCGAGTTCCTCAGCTATCGATTGAGTCAACGCCAGGATAAGTGTAGACGTTGGATTGAGGGATCTAGAGTAAGCCTCTAGGGCCTGTGTTAGGGGGCGAACAGAGGGTCTCATACGGATAGGCCAGCAGTCTTACGCTTTCCTTGCTCGAAAGCACGTACCAATGCGGAATCGATTGCAAGCACGTCAGTAACACACGACATTGTGTACCGCCCGCGCTTACCAATGATCTTTACCTTAGCCCCCTCGATAGACTCTACAGCACACTTCGTGTTGAGTTTGTAATCGTTGAAAATGAGCGAACCAAGGTCCGCGCCAGGGGTAAGGGCAAGCTTTGCTTCAACCTCAGCAAAATGTCGTTCATGTGCTCTGCGCTTAATGTATTCACGAGCGTAGTATGTCTCATACCCGAAGTCTCCGCCCTCTACCCGTGCCTTATTCCGTGAGGAAACCTCAGGTGAAACGTTCATATCGTTAAGCACGAACGCTTTAACATCCTTGGTGTAGAACAGACCGCTATCCAAAGCTTTCTGTGTGGATTCGATCAGGACCATCATATGCATCTCAGGCTTAACAAGCCCAGCCACTACAGGGGTCCACGCTTTGTAAGCATCATCGGCAAGGGGATAGTGTGTGTTCATGGTATCTCTCAGGTTCCAATATAAAACAACTCGGGCACCGCAGCATCTTGCAGTGCAGCGCGGGCTTGCCATGCGTTCCACGCGCTATCAGTCTGTCCATATTCAAACTGATCACTATTGAACCACCAGTTCTCAAAGAGTTCTCGCTCAGTGGGGACATTGGTCTTGTTCATGGTATCTCTCAGGTTCCAATGTAAAACAACTCAGGCACCGCAGCATCCTGCAGTGCTCGCAAAGCTTCCTCTAGGGTACTGAAGGTCAAGAGGGTCCGCCCGGTTACCTTGTGGACTAGGGTGTACATGGTTAATACCCTGCGTTCGTGAGGCGCATCTGTTCCGCGTAGATCACATATTCCGTGAACGTCATATAACAATGACCACGCTTTATCTTGATGCTCTTGTATCGCATGTAATTGAGGAACATCTCCATGGCTTTCATCCTTAGTGTTGGTCTCATCAGTACGGGCATTACCCGCATACCCTCATGTCAGAGGGTTTCGGCCTCTTGCTACCCTTGGTTACCTCTCTGTAATAAACCCCAAAGAGCCGCTACGAACTGAAGGCTTTCAATACGTGTCCGCATGATCGTATGGTGTAGTTAGCGGCGCTATACACGCCTGTGTTGTACAGTTAAGCGGGGAAGCTGGGCTTGTATGCGGCAACCTGAACCAACACGAAGCAATAACCAGTCTGTCCGGGCAGGCTACCTACCGTCCAAGCCCCGTTACCACGGTCACTAGCGCCACCATGGTTCTCCCACCCAAGCTTTCGCACGAGCGCCATAGCTGCTGCAGCGTGCGTCTGTTCTTCGGTGCCTGCATACTCAAACGGGATCGTGATCGAACCAGCGTCACACGTGGCTTTGATCCGTGCACCCTTGGTGTTGGTCGGATTGATGTACTTCGTGACGATTGCTTGCATGGTGTTCTCTCCAGGTTTCTTTGGGGCACCGCGTTGTCCGCAGCGCATGAGAAGGAATATACGGGACTGTACAATGCTGCACAATACAAACATTTCTATCGGCTCAATGAACCGATAGGGTATGTGTGTACTCAGGCGTAGATCCAACCATCATCACCATCGTAAATGTTTACCTCACCATACGTGTACGCCAGTGCCGTCAGTTCGTCACCAATAGCGCCAAGCCCACGATCCCAAAAGCCTGCCCCATGGCGATTACGGGTAAGCCAGAAGTCATGGCCAATCTGTTCCTCAGTCAATCCTGAGTCGAGCAACAAGGGTTGATTAGCGGTCACGAAGTCTTCGCAGTCTTCAAATGAGCTTGCGTACAGCGCAGGGGATATATCGTCAACACTGAACACAGCATCTAAAGGTTCCCCGTGTTCATCCATGGTGGACCAAAGGGCGGCAGCTAAGTAATGGTGCGTGATGTTCTTAATCTTAAACATGGTGTGCTCCTAGTCTGTTCTGTATTGTATAGGTCAAGAAAGCAAAAGCTTATAGTTCTCGTAAGCTGCACCAGCGTTATGCCCAGAGGCCACAGGGTTAAACCTGCTTTCCTCAATGTCCACTCGCGTACACCACCAGATATGTGAGCGTGTCGTGTCGCGCCATATGCGGACCTTGGAGAGAGTAGAGAGGCCCATGGTTACTCTCCGACCTGATTAACTGCCACAAGGGCGGCAATCTGGTACTCAGCGCTTTCATCAAAGAACATTCCCTTTGCACTGCAGTACACATCAGCTACAGCGGGAAGCTTAGAGAACCCAAGGGCTGCCAGGGTGAAGCGCTTGCTACGCATTGTGCTACCGCGCTTATCCTTATTGATCCAGTCGAGCATGGTTGCGAAGGCTTTCATTTGGTCACCTCGTGTTTGCTGTGTGTTGTCTTGCAGTGCCTCCAATGTATAACAGTGTGCAGTAGTGTGCAAGAACTATTTGAGGTGAGCAGAGGTTTCTGAGGGTTCCCTGAGGTTCGCGTGCTTCATTAACAGATAACAAGCCCACTTGTTACTATTTGCGATCACATACGCTTGAATCGCATACGATCTATCTCCCTATCTGCAGGCCCAATGCCAATCCCCAGGCAAGCCAATGTCCCCTCAGATCACCCTGGTTTCCTGCATTAGATAACTGATCTAGTGCTATCCCTTTAGAATCAACAGGTTAGCTCGTGCTCACCTTGAGTCGCCCCCGTGCTGCACGCTTCCCAGGCTAGCCAAGGTACCCCCTAGGTCCTCTAGAAACCCGTTTCGCAAAAGCCGCTAAAGGTTTTTCGTTGTTGTTGTTGTTCGACCTCGTGAGTGAGTGTGGTTTCCCCACAACACCAAAGACCCCCCTAGGGCACCCCTCAGGTCCCCAATCTAATCCCGCCCTATTTATCCCCAGGATACCCAAAGTACCCCCCTAGGGTCCTCCCAGTTTTGTACAAGGAGCAACGCTCCGCGTCTCTCAGTTTCGTACGGGGGACGACCATTAATAGACCAAGTATGGGGGGTAGGGGGGTCCTTAGGTTTCTAAGGTTTCCCTTAGGTTCCTTCTAGTCTCTTTAGCTCCTATAGCTTCTGTATAGGTATTCATAACGGTCTTCCCTATAGGGAAACCTAAGGTACCCCAAGGGTATCCTCAAGCTCCTCCAAGATACCCATGGCTCTCAAAGCAGCGTAGCTGCGCCATCCCCTCTATCTCGCTACGCTCAATATCATGGCCTTAGAAACAGCAACTTATATCAACCAGTTGGTCCCTGCGAATCCTTTGGGTTCTGATGCGATTGCCTTCGCTGATGACCACCTTCGCCTTATTAAGTCCACCCTCAAGGCTACCTTCCCGAACATCACGGGACCTGTGAACGCTACCCAGGAAGCCTTGAACAATGCTATGCCTGTGGGCGGAATCATCATGTGGTACGGCGGTACGGTCCCTGCAGGGTGGGCACTGTGTAATGGTCAAACCGTAGCGCTGTCGGCAGGGGGAACCATTACCACCCCGAACCTCATGAACCGCTTCATCGTGGGGGCTGGCGATACATACCCCAACTGGGCAACCGGAGGGAGCGCAACTACCTTCCTGGAAACACCTCAGCTTCCCTCTCACGGCCATACAGCTACCTCGGCTGCTGCAGGTAACCACCAGCACTTTGGGACCACGAACCCCATCGGGGATCACCAGCACGATCTCCCCAACCTTGGGTCAGTCCAGGCGGGCGCAGATAACGGTGGTGCCAATGTCCCCGTGGCTACTGGGTTCTCCTCAGGGCGCTTCCTGTCCCCTACGAATCCCGCAGGCGGTCATAGCCATCAGTTCACCACGGATGTCCAGGGTATCCATCAGCACGTCATCACGGTCAATAACACCGGAAGCAACGCCCCGATAGAGAACAGGCCTCCGTACTTCGCTCTCGCCTACATCATGAAGGTCTAAGTACATGCCTCTCGAATCTGCTCAGTACATCTCCCAACTGATTCCTACGAATCCCCTCTCTACGGATTCCGTGTCCCAGTCGGATGATCATCTCCGCGCTATCAAGCTGGCCCTGAAGAACACCTTCCCGAACCTTGATGGTCCGGTAACGGTAACCCCTGCCCAATTGAACTTCCCGGTTCCCAAGGGAGTGATCTTGTTGTGGTCAGGGGCGGTTGCAGACATTCCACTTGGGTACGCACTGTGTGATGGGACCAGTGGGACCCCGGATCTCCGAAACAAGTTTGTGGTCGGGGCAGGGGACACCTACGCCGTGAGCGCTGCGGGAGGTTCGGTCAATACCGGCATGGCTGGCTCACACACCCACACGGTCAACTCGGCAAACGCAGGGACCCCAGGGAGTACCTCGGGTGCCGTCCAGTCTGGTGCAGGTACCTCGGTTGTGACTGCTGTTACCGCTCCGGTTGACCATACCCACACGGCTAACCTCGTGGGGGACCATCAGCATTCCTCGCTGCCTCCTTACTTGGCTTTGGCCTACATCATGAAGGTTTAATCAGCATGCCGACTCTCCCGCTTCGGAAGCTTGGGGGCGCGGGGATCATCACTGATGTCAACCCGTACGACCTCCCGCCCAACGCTTTCTCTGGTGGCAACAACGTCATCTTTGATGAGGACCGCATTACACGGGGTCCTGTGTTCAAGCAGTTGTTCAACCCGATCCGCTCGTCGCTCACCTATGATGGTGTCGGCACGGCCACCTATGACTCCAACACGAACCCTTATGATTCTGCTGAAGGTGGTAGTTCTACGCTGGCTCGTTTCATCGGCTCTTATGCTGACCCAGGTGTCCGCGAGACAGCCTTCGTCTGTGACCGAGATGGCGTCGTACGTGGGTACCCAGACGGAGTACTAGCGTTCCTCACGCCCGGTTCGGGTTCTGTGGTCAATGACTTCCCATGGTCTCACGCTCAGGTTGGGGGGATCTCCTTCCTTGCCCGGAGAGGAATGCGGCCCTATGTCAGAAACATTCCAAACGCGGACCCCGCGTACTCCCTAATTGCAGGGGACTGGGTAGTCACTGATACCGCTGCGGTAGTTCGAACCTACCTTGACTTCGCGATCATGATGGATCTCGACAAGAACGGGGTTAGGTTTCCTACCATGGTCAAGTGGTGTAACCCGATTCAGTATGGTCAAGCACTCTCGGGGATCACTTGGGATCCTGCGAACCCTAACTTCGTATCCGGTGAGAACGTCCTGTCTGAGATGCGTACAGCAATCCGAGATGGTCTAGTCCTCGGTAGCTCGTTCATCATCTATAACCAGCTTCAGCTTTTCTCTATGGATTTCCGAGGGGACTCCGCAGTCTTCGGGTTCCGTAGGCTCCCGTTTGATGGTGGAATCATCAACACGAACTGTGTTGTTGAGGTCGAGGGTAAGCACTTCGTCTTCGGTGAGAACGACATCTACATGCACGATGGCATCTCGAAGCAATCCATCTCTGATGGTCGAGTGCGTCGTACGATCTTCAATACCATGGATCGCACCCGGCAGACCTCCTGCTTCGTTGTACACGATTCGGTCGCCAACCTGATTCACTTCTGCTACCCGACGCTCCAGGATGAAGCTGCGTTCGTCAATGCTGACTTCTGCAACCAGTCGGCAACGTACAACTACAAGAACGACACGTGGTCCTTCATGGATCTCCCGAACATCATCGGTGGTGCTGAGTGTAACGTGACGCTGTTGAAGACATCCTTCCCGGATGTGACGAGTACCTACGAACTCTTCAACACTAGCTATACGAGCTTCGTTGGGATTACCCCCAAGCTGCCCATCCTGTTGTCAGTGGCAGACCAGAACGCAGGGGTCACGGACACACGTATCTTCGCTTTGGATCTACCCACAGCGGGCCTTGTGAACCTTCCGGCAAACGAAGAGGTCCTCAAGCCAGCCTATGTGGAACGCGTGGGTCTCGATATGGATGACGCGGGTCTCCCAACGACTCTTCGTGGCTACAAGCTGATTCAGAGCATCGTACCTCAGTGTTCCTTCGATGACTCCACAGGCGTCTTCACGTTCGAAGTAGGTTCCTCGGATCTCCCTAGGCAAGCCGCTGTGTATCGATCGAAGCAGTCGTACAACCCCGCCGAGGAATACAAGCTGGACATGATGGTAGCTGGTCGCTACCTCGCCTACAAGGTGAGCACAGCCTCTATCTCCAACTTCCAGTTCTCCGGTATGGACCTAGACCTCAAGACACTGAGCCGCAGATAGAGACTTTGATGATCTACACAACCCCCCTCGAGAAATACGTACGCGCGAATGTTCCGCCAAATCCCCAGTCGCAGATCCTCTTTCTTACTGAGGAACTGAAGAAACTGGAACGGACACTCACCACGGTCTATGCGCAACTGGCGCAGATCGGCGCAACTGTACCTTAAGCAGAGAGAGTATGAACTTCCGTCTTATCGCTGATAACTTCAACATCGCACCGCTGCGGGAGCGCCTGCAGAAAAACCCAGAGTTGTTTGGCCTCTATGATTTCCGAGGAACCGCTTACGACTCACCGCACACGAAGATGCGGGACATCTGGGTCCGGTACAACGATGTCCTTCCCTTCCTCGAGAAGGGCGATATGGCGGGGTTCGCTGATGAGCACGAACCCGTCTGGTATCCCGTTGCAACACAGATGCCCGAGGTGTTCCCTATCGTGACCGAACTCATGGAACGCGTCCAAGCTAAGCGCTTGGGTGGCGTCTTGATTACCAAGGTTCCCCCGGGTGGTGGCATAGATCCCCATGTGGACCGTGGGTGGCATGCAGAGTACTACGACAAGTACTACGTGCCCATCCTCAATAGTCCCGGTGCGACCTTCAACTTCCCCGATGGGGCGATTGCTCCTAACGACGGTGAAGTCTACTGGTTCAGGAACGACGTGCCTCATTGGGTCATCAACGACTCACAGACCGATCGGATTGCCATGATCGTCTGCATCGAGCCAAACGACCGATTCTCTAATGAGCACCGTAACCGACCGGTTCAACGAACTGGAGGGGACCTTCGAGGTTGATCTGCTGACCAAGCATTTCTTCTCTGACGGCCTCTACGCGAAACAGATGTCTCTCCCGAAAGGGTACGAGGCAATCTCGCACGCACACAACTATAACCACCTCAGTCTCCTAGCGAAGGGCAAGGTAACCGTAAGCACTGACGACAGTGTTGCCGAGTACACCGCCCCCTCAATGATCGAGATTAAGGCTGGTGTCCATCACAGCATTACCGCACACGAAGATGTCGTGTGGTACTGCATCCATGCTACCGACGCAACGGAATCCTCCGAAGTCGATGAAGTACTCATTCAGAAGGAGGCCGTATGCCTTGGGGAGTAGCAGCAGCAGTAGGCGGTGCCGTGGTTGGTGGTGTCGCTAGTAACATGGCAGCAGGTACCGCAGCAGATGGACAACTTGCCGCCGCACAGGCAGCTAATTCGCCATGGACTCAGGCACAGCCATACATCATCAAGGGTTACGACCAAGCCCAGAACGAACTTAATAACTCGCTCACGGGTGCCTATAGTGGCCCCCGCACAGCCGGTCTCAACCCACTGCAGCAAAATGGCGCTCAGGCTGCGGGCGACTGGGCGTCTATATATGGTCACGGGGTAACAGACCAGTTGTACCAAGGCGGTATGAACCTGACGGGTTCTGGTCAGAACTTTGGCAGCAACGCTCAAACCCTGTTTGATCAGGGTGGGCAAGACCACACGCAGCAGTTCCTAGACACCGCAAGTCAGTACGCCAACAATCCCTACGTAGACGGCATCATCGATGCGAACTCCCGTGATGTCGTTCGTAACCTCAACGAGAACCAACTGCCCTCGCTGAACCTCGCGGCTGCTGGTGCAGGCAACACGAACTCCACGCGCACTGGCGTCTCTCAAGCCATTGCTGAACGCGGTGCTTCGGATCGACTCGCGGATATCTCGAGTGGTATCCGAAGCCAGTTCTTCAGTCAAGGCCTGGATCAGGCGCAGAGCCAGTACAACACGCAGCAAGGCCAGCAACAGAGCGCCAACCAGCAACTCGGTAACGCCTATCAGCTTGGCACGGGTTCCCTCACGGGTGCCCAACAGGCCAACGGTAACAACTTCGACCAGACCCAAGCGGCTGGTGGGGTGTTCCAAGGTCAAGACCAAAAGCAACTCGACGCTGCCAAGGCTGCCTATGGCGAAGGTCAGAACACCAACCTTGACCTCCTCGCGAAGTACATGGGGATCATCAATGGTGCCTATGGTGGCTCTGGAGTCCCCGGAACCGTGAAGGATAACGGTGCGGCTGTACAGGGTGCCCTTGGTGGTGCCTCGGCTGGTCTGGGTCTCTACGGGAAGCTAGGCGGCTTCAATAATACGACCTCGGGTGGCTTCAATCCCTCGTATCAGCAAAGCTATTCCGGCTTCGATAACCCGGACAACTACGGTTAAGGAGTAACCATGCCGCAATTCAATACCAGTCCGATGGACATGGGGTATGGTCAGCTTCCTTCGTGGCTCTCCCAGGCGATGCAGGATCAGAGCGATGGGTACCCTAACGGTAAGCCTGAAGCCGATGGAATCCCTTCGTACATCCTTCAGGCCCTCAAGGCTCAACAAGCTGGTCCCCCGGCTCCCCAAGGTCCCATGGATGCCGCAATGGCTCCCCCGCAACCTCAGGGTCCTCTGGGTCAAGCCATGGCTCCCCAAGCTCCCCAGGGGTACCCGCAGCAACAACCTCAGCCGCAGGGTCGCGCGGACAGTAACGCGATCTATGACGGTCTGATCAATGGTGGTGCTGCGCTGATCGGCGGGAAGAATCTCAAAGAGGGTCTCGCGGGTGGTATCGCAGGCTTCAACGACAGCTACGACGCCCGTGTCGCGAAGGACAAGGCTGACAAGGCTCCCAAGGTCATCCCGCTGTCAGATGGTGCCTTCACGATGCTCGCGTTCCCTGATGGTACCCAAAAGGTCGTCCGGAACGAAGAGGTTGCGAACTACATCACCGGGCAGAAGCAGGACGCCACGCAGGCTGCACTCGCAAAGATCGACTACCAAGCTCGAGCTACGGCTGCCGCTACGCAAGGCAAGGAAGATCGCAAGATCGCCAACGATGCCAACGAGGCCCTCCAAGGCACTAGCGCCCTGATGGACCAGTACGACCATGCACTCGACATCGTGAGCAAGCAGGGTAAGGGTGCTCAGGTGGCTGGTGCTGTTCCAGGGATCTCTGGGTTCTTCGGTGGTGATACCGCGAGTCAGAACAAGTTCCTGTCAGGTCTCCAGGTGGATGCACGTCTCGCTGAGTCGGCCAAGCTGAAGGGTGCCATCTCCGAGAAAGAGCAGGCCATGCTTAAGGAACCCGTGCCTTCCCTCACAGATGACCGTGAGACGGTGTGGAAACCTTGGCTTGAACAGCGTAAGGCTGCCCTGCAGAAGGTTATCGACTTCCAGGCGTCCCAAGCTGCCCGTGGTTCCCAAGCTCCCGCTGCTGCTCCCCAAGCTCCCCAACGTCCCTCCGCTGCTTCAAGTGGTGTTCAAAATATAGATGCAGTCGCCGCAGAAATGCGTAGACGAGGACTCCTGAAATGAGTTTAGACCTCTCGAGTATGTCCGATGATGACCTGAAGGCGTTGTACACCAACACTCAGGCCATTCACAATAACGAGTCCAATGGTGCACCGGATTCGTCAACCATCGTCAACCCGGCAAGTGGCGCGGAAGGCTCGATGCAAGTCATGCCTGCCACTCAGAAGGACCCCGGATTCGGCGTACGGCCATCGGACGGAACTCCTGAGGATACAGCCCGTGCAGGCCGTGACTACTACGCGGCGATGAGTCTCAAGTACAAAGACCCGTTCACAGCGGCCGTCGCGTACAACTGGGGACCGGGTAAGGCAGACAAGTGGATCGCCAATGGTGCGAAGCTTGAAGACCTCCCGGAAGAGACGCTGAAGTATGCGTACAAGATGCACCAGCAGCAAGGTGGGAATCCGGATGCTCGCACGGAAACCCCTGCAGCACCTAAGGGAACCGCCAAGAATCCTGCTGCTCCCAAGGATTCCCCGAAGGAAGACGGAGGGTTCCTCAAGACCGCTGACGATTTCGTTCGCGGTGTTGCCGATACGGCTACCTTTGGTCTCGCGGACAAGTTCGCTGCCAAGATGGACGAGCTTACCGGACGTACCCACGGTACCTCGTATGAACAGAACCTCGCTGCTGAACGCCAGAAGGACAAGGACGGTGGTGTAGCCAATACGGCTGGACAGGTTGCAGGCGCTCTCGTTCCTGGTCTTGGGGTCCTCAAGGCTGCCCAGGCTCCCGCAACGGCCTCTAGGGTTGTCCGTGGTCTCTACGGTGCTGGTACTGGTGCTGTTGAAGGTGCTGCTGCTGGTCTCGGTCACAACGATTCTGATGACCTGGGTGACAAACTCAAGGATGCAGGCTCCGGTGCGGCTGTAGGCGCTGCCCTTGGTGGCCCTCTCGCTGCCATTCTGCCTGCCTCAACGAAGCAGAAGGTCACCAGCTACATCGCGAAGCAGGGTGGTGAGGAACAAGCTCGCCGTGCTGCTGAAGCCACGGGTGCCCTCAAGAAACTCTCGGAACGCGAGACGCAGAACGGGGTTCCCTTGGGTGCCCGAGATGCCAACGCTGTCGGTAACCGCTACGTGCAGGAAGCGATGGATGCCACCACGGATCCGAAGCTCCGCCAAGCACTCCAGCGTGGGCGTGCCCTAACTGACGAGGATCTCTCGAAGCTCCCCCCGGAGATCGCAGAGCAAATCCGTATGAGTCAGACGGTATCCGCGCTGACTGCTGCCAAGCCGGCAAGCAACAACATCGTTGCCCGTGGTGGTCGGATGGTGGCTGACAATCTCATCCCCATCAAACCTGTCCGGGACTTCGTGGTCAATCACGTTCTCGGTGGTCGTGCTACGCGTGAGCAGACGATCCAGGATCTCCTGAAGCAGTCCAATACGGCTCAGGCTGCCCTGGAGAAGCTTGGTCCCTCGAAGGCATCCCAAGGCCTCTCCGCACTCAAGCAACAAGCTGCTGATGCCGCTGCTGCGAAGGCTGCTACGGTTGGTCAGAATGCGACCGATGGTGCTGCTCGAGCGGCTCAACGTGCTGCCGATAAGGAAGCGCAGGACATTGCCAAGGGGGTACTGAAGGGCGGGTTCGACCGCGCAGCAACGCAACGGGACACCGCAGCGTTCATCGCGAAAGGTCGCCAGAAGCAGTCTCAGGAATCCCTCAAGGAAACCGCAGCACGTGCTCAGGATCTCCAGAAGCGACGCTCCCTCTACACGGAACAACGACAGGCCCAGTCTGCTGCTGTGCGTGGGGAGCAGGAGGCTGCTGGTAGCCAAGCTCAACAGATGGCTCAGCAGGCCCAAGCGGCTCAGGCTGCTCGAGCAAGCGCGTCCCAGGACAACCTTGCGAACAGTATCGCCACCCGTCAGGCCAACTCCGAAGCAACCCGCGCTGCCCGACCGGTTCCTGTAGATAACACTCAGGAACTCGCGGCACGTGCGAAGGCTGCCCAGGATCGCCAAGCAGCGTACACCGCGCAGCGTCAAGCCCAGTCCTCAGAGGTACGTGGTACGAAGGCTGCCGCTGCAGCAGACGAGGTGAAGGCTGCAGGTTCCAAGAGGATTGCCGAGGGAGACTTCACAGGTCTCGACCTCAAGAATCCCCGCGCTGCTGCCCTTCTGGAACACGTGGATGCCCCTGATGTCGCTACGGTCCAGCAGACGCTCTCACAGATCGCTGCCAGCAGCCCCACGAAGGGTCGTGTCATTCATCAGTTGCTCACCCCTGGTGGACGGAAGCTGACGAAGCAGGAGTTCTATGGTCTCCAACACGATCTGCAACAGGTCCACGGGACCCGTGAGGTAGCACAGCCTACCCAAGGTGCTCTCTCGGATGCCTCAGGTGCCCTCACGAGTCACATTGGTAACCCTGTGTCCTACAAGGAAACCGTCCGACAAGCTGGATCTGCTCTTGACCACGCGGTTGAGAAGGCTCCCACAGAGGAAATGGCTGGATTCGCCCATCGGGTTGCTGCTTTGAAGTCTCCGGAAGCCAAGGAGGCCCTCGTAGCAAGCAGGCTCGCCTCCGCAACCCCTACGGAAGCCAAGTACATCAATGAATTGGTGTCCCCGCTTACCAAATACGGCAAGAAGAAATGAAAGTAACTGAAATGTTGTCCCTTCTCTCGGCGTTTGATGAAGTCTATGCGTCGAGTTTCCTCACTGACCCCGAAAAGGCTGTCATTGGGACCGAAGTTCTCCTTCGGCTCCCTCATGTTGGCCTATTCACATCTTCTGACGACACTTTGAGAGCAATTCAACGCTCGATTGGTGAACGCGTAGCTCAATTGGAGGCAAAGCATGGAAGCGCAGAAGCAGAAAAGAGCGCCCCGGCCAAATCGACCAAAGGGAACGCCAAAGTCAAAGAAGCCGCTGTTCGCGGTAATGGCTGAAACCCCTGAGGGACGCGCTCAACTCGCTGAATGGCGCAAGAACGCCATAGGTAAGGGTGGGCGTCCCAAGGGCGCTACTGATGGTATGAGTGCATACCGTCGAAACAAGATGATCGCTAAGGCTCGAGCCGAAGCAAAGGACATAGTGAAGCACATGGAAGATAAAGGCATCGCTATCCCGAAGGATGAATACGCTCGGGAAGCAATGACATCGGTGGTCGAACTCATGCGTCGTACTGACACCCTCCCGAAGGACAAACTGGCTGCTGCCCGTACGGTCCTCGAGTGGACGATTGCGAAGCCTGCTGCAGAAACCAATGTAACCGTTAAGAAGGCTGAGGACTTCCTGTCCGAGATTGCCGAGGATATGACCAAGAGTGAGTGATCAAAGAGCGGTGCGAAAGCGACTGTTCGAGGACTTCGAATTTTATGCCAAGCACGCGCTCAAGATCCGAACGAAAGAGGGGACCATCGCGCCCCTCGTCCTCAACGACGCCCAAAAGATTTTCATCAAAGTTGTCATCCGACAACTCCAAACAACCGGAAAGGTTCGCGTGGTTGTCCTTAAGGGACGCCAGCAGGGCCTTTCTACCATCATCGAAGGGATCATCTACTGGTGGACAAGTCAGCATAAGGCTGTCAAATCCATCGTTATGACCCACCAAGGGGAGAGTACCAAAGCACTGTTCGACATGTGCAAGCGGTACCACGAATCCTGCCCCGATGTCCTCAAGCCCCACACGAAGTACTCGTCCCGGAAAGAACTAGCGTTCGACATCCTCGATAGCTCCTACATGGTTGCTACTGCAGGCGGTGACGGTGTTGGTCGTGGCGAAACGATTCAGTTGGCTCACCTCTCGGAGGCTGCCTTCTATCCCCCGGCAACCGCTAGGGACAACATCAACGGCCTCATGCAGGCCATCCCGAACTCCCCGGGCACGTTCATCTTCATCGAGAGCACGGCCAATGGTATCGGGAACCCCTTCCATGAAATATGGGCCAACGCAGTCAGCGGTACCAATGAGTACGAGGCCTGCTTTATCCCCTGGTTCATCCAGAAGGAGTATCGCAATCCTGTTCCCAAGGGTTTCGAAAGGACCCCAGAGGAAGACGAGCTAGTCAAGAAGTATGGCGTGGACAACGAGCAGTTGATGTTTCGCCGTCTCAAGATTGCTGTCAACGGTATCGAGATGTTCCAACAGGAATACCCGTGCCACGCTGATGAAGCCTTCCTGACCTCTGGTCGCCCTGTATTCAACCCTCAGCAACTCCAAGGTCTCGTAGAGAAGTCCCCTGAGATCGTATCTAGGCTCGAGCTTGTCAGCGAAGAATTCGAAGAGGCCCCTAGGGGTTCTCTGTTGCTCTACCAGCACCACAACCCAGGGGAGACCTATTACATCGGCGCAGACGTAGCCATGGGTGTCCGTGGGGGTGACTGGTCCGTAGCTCAGATCCTCGACTCCAAGAAGCAACAGGTCGGTATCTACAGGTCCCAGGTTCACCCTGACTACTTCGCTACCGTCCTAGAGAAGCTTGGCTTCTTCTTCAACACCGCAAAGATCGCTGTGGAAAACAACAACCACGGCATCTTGACTGCTACCCGCCTGGGCAAAGATCTTGCCTATCCAAACCTCTACTTTGAGACCGCTGTCGATAAACAGACAGAGAACGAGACGGTGACCTACGGGTTCCGTACCACGGTCAAGACCAAGCCCCTCATTATCGACAAGCTACGCCAAGCATTCCGTGAGTCCGACATCGTTGTGAACGATAAGTTGACCCTGCGTGAGTGTATGACGTACGTGGTCAAGGATGACGGGAAGTTGGAGGCTGAGGCAGGGTGCTTCGATGATTGCGTGATGTCCCTCGCGATTGCCAACTTTATCCACGATGGTCACTTCGTACCCGTTGAGGTTACGTCAGACTACTACATAGAAATGATTTGATGGCTAAAGCTTCCGATAAGTTCAAGCCTGTGTCAAAGGACGAGCTGAAGGTATTAGTAGAACGACAGATTAAAACCTCGTCGGTCTATTACGACTCTAAGCTCTCCAAGGAGCGGCAGGATGTCCTTGAGTATTACCAAGGCGTGAAGCCTAAGCCCGCTCACTCAGGCAACAGCAAGTATGTGTCCATGGACGTCTTTGACGCTGTGGAATCCCTCAAAGCAGTCCTGCTGGAGACCTTCGCCTCAGGTAACCGTATTGTCTCCTTCGATCCGCAGACCGCGAATGATGTAGAGCCGATGCGTATCGCTACCGAATACGCAGACTACGTTGTCCACCGTCAGAACGAGTCCTATAGCATCTTCTCCCAACTGATCCATGACGGCCTTATTGCTCGCTGCGGTATCGTCAAAATCTACTGGCACGAGTGTGAAGAGGAGGTCGTTGAGGAGTTCTCGAATATCCCTGTGGAACAGGCGGATATCCTCGCGGAACAACCTGACATCAAAGAGATAACCATCGAGGTTGACGAGGAAACCGGACTGTGTGAGGGAACGCTCACCCGCAAGGTGGACCGCTCTCAGGTTAAGTACATCAATGTGCCACCTGAGGAATTCCTCATCACTGCCACGGCATCATCTATCTGTGATGCCCCCTTCGTAGCCCACCGCACCCGCAAGACGAAATCAGACCTGAGGGAAGAAGGATACGACCAGAAACTTATCGATGAGATCGGTGGTGAGGGGGCTGGTGACGTGCTGGACATGGATCCAGAGAAGATCACTCGGTTCGATGACATTGGTGTTTCGCTCCTCAGCTTGGAAGACTCGGAAATCCAAGAGGCCTCCGAGGGTGTCCTGGTTCACGAGTGCTATCTGTACCTCGACATGGACGGAACGGGTGTCACGAAGCTCTGGAAGGTAACCTACGCAGGTAGCGTGGTGCTCGACAAGGAGCGTGTAGACAAGAAACCATTCCTGCACTTCTGTCCCACCCCAGTTCCCCATGCGTTCTACGGTTCGAACTACGCTGCCCGGGTGATCCCCACGCAGAACGCACGGACTGTGCTGACCCGAGGCATCCTCGACCACACCGTCATCACCAACAACCCTCGCATGATGGTTGTGAAGGGCGCCCTCTCGAATCCCAAGGAACTCCTTGAGAACCGCGTGGGTGGTCTGGTCAACGTCACGCGTCCTGATGGTCTCATCCCGCTCCCTCAGTCCGGCCTGAACCCCTTCGTATTCCAGACGCTTCAAATGCTGGATGACGACAAGGAAGAGGTCACGGGTGTCTCGAAGTTGTCCCAAGGTCTCAACAAGGACGCAATCAGCAAGCAGAACTCCGCTGGCATGGTCGAGAACCTTGTGTCCCTGTCGCAGCAACGCGAAAAGATCATGGCTCGCAACTTCGCCAACCAGTTCATCAGGCCCCTGTACCTAGAGGTCTACCGGCTGGTCCTGGAGAACGAGAAGCAGCAGAAGATCCTCCGTGTAGCTGGCAACTTCGTCCCTGTTCAAGTTGAAGAGTGGAATGAGGATGTCACGTGTACTGTTGAAATGCACCTTGGGGCTACCTCGCAAGCTGAGGATGCCCAGAAGTACATGCATGCCCATCAGGCGTTCTCTCAGGACCCCAAGATGGCCCGGATGTACACCGAGGCTAACGCCTATGCCCTCCAGACGAAAGTGTTGGAGAAGCTCGGTATCAAGGATGCTCAACTGTTCCTCACGGATCCGAAGACCCTCCCGGCACCTCAGCCTGATCCTATCAAGATGAAGGAACTGGATCTTGAAGAGCGTAAGGTCGCTGTGCAAGAGGCTGTTGCTAAGTCCTCGGCTCAGAAGGTCCAAGGCAACATTGAGATTGAACAGGTTCAGGCGCAACTTGAGAAGCTGAAGATCCAACTCGAGAACATGCGCAAGGAACGCGAGCTTGACATCAAGGAATTCGATGCAACGTCGAAGTCCGCTATTGCTGTACAAGAGCTTCAACAGGCCAAGGAAATGATCGCGGCTGATCCTGCTTCCGGTAAGGCAATCGTCTCACCTAACTAAGCTGTCCACTGTCCCTGGACTAAGGACGCAGCTTTCATCGGCTTTTCTAAAAGTCAAGATATGAGCGAAGAACTCACGCTCAAACGCGGTACGGCTGCTGAAGAACTTCTGGGAACAGAGGCCTTCACAGTCGCCGTCAACGAGCTATACAACCAATACCTCGCGGCAATCACTATGAGTGGCCTCGGAGACAAAGAGAAGCGCGAACAAGCCTTCTATCAACTTCGAGCACTCCAAGACGTAACCGCAGAACTCCAAGGCTGGATCCACGCAAAGGACCAGCTTCTTACCCCCACTGAAGAGTAACCCTATATGACAACCACCACCCAAACGGGCGTGGACAGCACCGCTGCCGCCCTTAGCTTTGATGAAGGCGACGCAGCAGAAGCATTTCTGTCTCGATGGAGCGATGAGGACCCTGAGAAGGCATCCGAAAGCCCTGAGGAAGACGAAGTCGAAACCGATGATGAGACGGTAAAGACTGAAGCCGAAGAAGACGAAGAGCAAGACGAAGATAACGAAACGGACCCTGAAGAAACAGGCGATGAGTCGGACGACAGTGATGATGAAGACAGCGAGGAAGTCGAAGAGGAGCCCAAGAAGAAGGGCAAGACTCTCGATGACGACGCTATTGTCAAGATCCCGGTTGACGGCAAGGAGCTTGAGGTATCCGTCAAGGATCTGAAGCGGCTCTATGGTCAAGAAGCGGCATTGACGAAGAAGTCACAAGCAGTAGCAACGGAACGCAAGGAAGTAGAAGCGAACGGTGCCAAGCTGGCTGCACAGATGCAACGAGTCTACGAGAAGGCCCAAGCACGTTGGGAACCCTATTCGAAGATCGACATGCTGGTCGCAAGCAAGCAATTGGACGCTGATCAATTCGCAGCCCTGCGTCAAGAAGCCCAAGCTGCCTATGACGACTTCCGATTCATCACTCAGGAAGCTGACGAGTTCGTGAAGAACGCGAATGAGCAGCGTCAAACTTTCCTCCAGACCCAGGCAAAAGAAGCCGTCAAGGTCCTGAAGGAAAAGATCCCCGGCTGGAACCAAGCCACCTATGACTCCGTGCGGACCTATGCGATCGAAGCAGGTCTCCCGGCAGAAACGGTGAACGCGATGGTTGACCCTGTGGCAATCCAATTGATCCACAAGGCCATGGCTTTCGATAAGGCCAAGACCATTACCACCAAGAAGAAAGTAGTGACCCCGAAGAAGGTCCTGAAGACCACCAAGACGACCACGGGACGCGATGTCCAGGTCGATAGGTCCAAGGCCCAGATGGAACGCCTGAGGAAATCGGGCACCACGGATGACGCTTCGGAAGTCTTCTTGTCCCGTTGGGCGCAGGACTAATCCCTCTCTCCATTTTAGGAAACACAAATCATGTCTAGCACTGCATTCAAGACGTACGACCAAGTTGGTAAGAAAGAGGACATCAGCGATGTCATCAGCAATATCAGCCCGACGCTGACCCCGTTCACCACGCTTGTCAAGGGCGACAAGGTGAGCAACACGCTTTACCAGTGGCAAGAAGACTCGCTCGCGGCTGTGGGCGCAAACGCTGTGCTCGAAGGCGCTGATGCTGTTGATAGCACGCTGGCACCTACCGTGATGCGTTCGAACTACACGCAGATCCTCCAGAAGACGGTGAAGGTGTCGAACACGGCTGATACCGTGAGCACCTATGGTCGTGCGAAGGAACTTGCATACCAACTCGGCAAGAAGTCGGCTGAAGTGAAGCGCGAACTCGAGTACCACTTCGTGGGCATCTCGCAGAACGCTGCGGTTGGTGCAGAAGCCACGGCTCGCAAGTTCGGTAACGTGTGGGGCGCTGATGCCGGTTCCAACAAGCTGATCAACGCGGCAACCACGGTTGACCACACGGCTGTTCCGGCTGCTCTGGTTGAAGGTGACGTTCTGTCGGCTAACCAAAAGCTGTACGAGAACGGTGGAGAAGCCAAGTTCCTGATGATCAAACCGGCTGACTCGCTTCTCGTGGCTGGCTTCTCGGCTGCTGCTGGCCGTATGCGTGACTTCGGTGCAGAGAAGGCCATCGTCAACGTGGTGGACCTGTACGTGTCGCCGTTCGGTGAGCAGAAGGTTGTCATCAACCGCTTCATGAAGGCTGACTCGGCACTCCTGTTCGATCCGTCGAACTGGAAGATCAGCACGCTCCGTGCATGGTTCCGTAACCCGCTGGCTATCACTGGTGACGGCCACCGTGAGCAGATCGTCGGTGAGTTCGGTCTGAAGCATGTGAACTACGGTGCCTCGGGTGCCATCATCGGCCTCACGGGCACGAACCCGATGGTCTAACCATCACATGGCCGTGGTAGTTCACATGGCCTAGTTACACCTCTGGGACTCCTTCGGGAGTTCCTCCAAATTCCTTTACAGCCCTGCTGGCGACACTCTCCGTCAGTGGGGCTTTTTTACGCCTATGCATCCTCAATACAACGACATCCGTCGCTCCCTCAGTGAGAACACTGACGGTCACATCATCGAGCGCGTACAAGACATCCCCGACGAATTCCTCAGCCGCCTCGCAGCTACCCGCAATGAGTCCGCGAGTGTCCGTGAAGGTGAGAGCCAGCATGTGGCCTCCATCCCGGTCTGCGTGGTTGAGAAATGGATTTCCGAGGGTTTCGACTTCTGGAATGAGAGCAACGCGAAGATCGTTGCGAAGCTCAAGGCAGATGGTCTCGAGTACTTCCTCGCAACTGGAAAGCAAGTCTAATGAACTTCAAACAAGTCCGCGATAAGGTCGCCGGTCTGCTCAACCGAAATGACGCTACCGAGCAACTCCTCAAGGATTTTGTTTCGATGGCCCAAACCCGGATTGAGCGCACCTTGCGCACTCCCGGTCAAGAGAAGATCAGTGTCTCCACTGGTAATGCTCTTACGGTCTCCGATGAGATCCTGATCCCCCAAGATTTCCTTTCGATGAAGCACATGTACTCTGGGGACATCCTCATGAGTAACAAGGACCTCGCGCACTTCCTGAGGCTCCCAAAGGAATTCGGCCAGCCTCGGTATTACACCAGAGTCGCTGGTTCCTTCCTCGTCAAACCTGCAGTTCCCTTGGATATCCCTGTCTACCTCATCTACTACGGTGCGCAGCCTGAGCTAGTCGCAGACACCGACACCAACCTATTCACCACGGTCCTCGCTGACCTTCTGATCTATTGCGCCCTCGCATTCGCTGCTGACTACTTCGTTGATGACCGAGTAACCGGCTTCGAGTCCAAGTACGAAACCCTCTACGCTGAAGTCGAAGAGCAGGGTCGTCTCACGGATACCGATCAGAGCACGCAAGCGATTGAACCTGCCTACTCCGGGGACTATTAATGACCACGAGTTTCTTTAACGGGGAATCGACGTTCCCTGAGAACAACACCACGGATGCCCTGATTGATGCGCTCGAGGTGCAACTGGCTGCTGCCACTGCAGGGAGTCAAGCTGTTGAGGCTGCTGCCACTGCGGCGGCTGCTTCAGCAAGTAACGCTGCAATCTCCGAGGCGAACGTAGCGGGCCTATCGCAGGCTGCTAACGATTCCTTGGCTTTGGCGCAAGACGCTATTGATGCTGCTAATGCTGCCTCGACTCTGGCAACCACTTCGGCAACCTCAGCTTCCAATAGTGCCACTGCGGCTGCAGGAGCCTCAACGACTGCTACAGGTGCCGCTGCAGATGCACTGGTTTCTGAGGAAAACGCTGCTGCTTCTGAGGCTGCGGCCCTTGCTTCGAAGAATGCTGCTGCCACTTCCCAGGCTGATGCTCTTACGTCGAAGAATGCTGCTGCTTCCTCGGCATCCACGGCCACGACTCAAGCAGGAACGGCAACCACTCAGGCAGGCATTGCGACTACCCAAGCGGGTATTGCCACGACTCAGGCAACTGTGGCTTCCGGCGCAGCATCCTCAGCATCCACTTCGGCATCCACGGCCACGACTCAGGCAACTGCAGCGGCTTCGAGCGCAACCTCAGCAGCTAACTCAGCAGCCGTGGCTACAGGATTCACTGCGTCCCTGGCGGGTAGGAACAAGATCATCAATGGCAGCTTCATTATTAACCAGCGGGCGTACGTCAGTGGTACAGCAACAACCGCCGCTAATCAGTACACACTAGATAGGTGGCGCGTGGTGGTCAGTGGTCAGACATTACCCTTTGCTGCTTCTGGGAATGGAAGACTGGTCACAGCACCAGCGGGTGGTCTAGAGCAGGTTATAGAAAGTGGTCACATTGAGGGTGGCCCTTTTACCCTCAGTTGGACAGGTACAGCCGTAGCTACCCTTAATGGAACCAGTATTACCAAGGGGGGCACCGTCACATTACCGGCTAACACCAACGCCACCGTTAGGTTCTCCAGCGGAACTGTGGGCTTTGTGCAGTTGGAGGCGGGCTCAGTTGCAACCCCTTTCGAACACCGCATGCTTCCGGTCGAGACGTTCCTGTGTCAGCGATATGCCCTGAGCCTCGTGGGCTGGTGGCCTGCTCAATGTACTTCTACAACGACCGCAACTGTGATGCTCCCAGTCTCGACACCCTTGCGGGGCTTGCCTACGTACATTCCCAATGGCACCGCTAATGTGTCCGGTGCCACCTCCCTGTTCCTGCCGGTAACTGGGACTACTGTCTCCCTGTCTGGGTCAGGTGCCCCTACGCTCCTGGTCACGGTAGCCTCTGGGCTAGTTGCAGGTAACGCCACAGCGCTCATCGCGCCTAACGCTATCCTCTCTGCGGAGCTTTAATCATGGAGTACACAACCAACCCTAACGGTGGTGTCGTCCGTGATGGGGGGATCTCGATTCCTGCAGATCCCTTGAACGCCGACTATGCTGAATACCTTAAGTGGGTAGCTGCGGGGAATACGCCAGCGTCCCCCACGGTATCCCCCCAGACTCTTCAGGCTTCCTTGGTCGATTTGGTCCAAGGGATCATGGACTCCAAAGCCCGCTCCTTTGGTTACGACAATCTCACGACTGCCGTGACGTACGCAGATGAGCCTGCTGTTCCCAAGTTCCAAGAGGAAGGCCAAGTATTCCGTGCGTGGCGTTCTAATGTCTGGGCCACAGCTTACGCCATCCTCTCTGATGTCCAAGCAGGACACAGGCCGTTCCCCACGGCCACTGAGGTTCCCGCGCTTCTCCCTGCATTCCCTCTCCAATAATCCGAACAACCCATGCCAGATATTGACAATCGCGTCTCGCGCTTGGAGTTTCGTGCTGATGCGCAGGACAGGGAGATATCCGCCTTGCACTCCACACAGGCAGTCTTCAGCGACTCACTCCAAGCAATCCAGAAAACCCTTTTGCAGATCAAGTACGCCCTCTATGGGGCCGCAGGGATGTACCTCCTGAGCACCTTGGGCCTGAAGGAAACCATCCTGCAATTCATCAAGTAATCAACATGACACCTGAAGTCTTCTCAAAGGCAACGGGTGTGCCTCTCTCGCGTGCTCAGAAGTGGGCTGACCCTGTTACCGCAGCGTTAGCCCTCTATGACATTTCGGAACCGCTGGAAGTGGCTCACTGGTTGTCTCAAGTAGGCCACGAATCCGGTGGCTTTGTTTATACCAAAGAACTCTGGGGACCTACGCCTGCTCAGGTTCGCTATGAGGGACGTAAGGACCTCGGGAACACCGTGGCTGGTGATGGTAAGCGCTACATGGGCCGTGGTCTCCTGCAGGTCACTGGCCGTGCCAACTACGTCAAGGCTGCGGCAACCCTCAACATCGATTGTGTGAATCATCCTGAGCTTCTTGAAGAGCCAACGAACGCTGCCCTTAGTGCCTGTGACTACTGGCAGAGAACTTCGGGTCTCCGTGTCGCTGCTCAGACAGATGATGTTCTCACAGTCACCAAACGAATCAATGGCGGTACCAACGGTCTCGAAGACCGTAAGGCACGCCTCAAGGTAGCCAAGGAGGTTCTCTGTGGCCTGGAATGATGTAGTAAAGGTGGTGGCCTCTCTGGCTCCCACAGTAGCCTCCGCAATTGGAGGCCCATTAGCAGGAATGGCCGTAACCGCTCTGGAGAGTGTCTTCGGGATCACCCCGGCTCCCGAGGAAACCGTGGAGCAGCGTCAGGGCACCCTAGCTTCTGCTATCGCTGGTGCGACCCCTGAGCAACTTCAGGCAGTCCGCAAGGCCGATCAGGATTTCCAGGTGAAGATGGCGGAACTCGGCTTCAAGAACCAAGAGGCCATTGCGGCCCTCAGGATCGAAGATGTCCAAGGTGCCCGTGCGCTCCTCACGGCTACGAGGTCTTGGGTACCAGCCGCCCTAACGGTCGTGCTCACGTTTGGCGTGTTTATGATGATCGGGACGTTATTCCTTACTGAGGTTCCCCAAGCGAACCGCGAGGTGTTTTACACACTGCTCGGTGCTGTCTCGACTGCTTGGATCACGTCCACGCATTTCTGGTTTGGCGATACGCTCTCCTCGGGAGAGAAGACGCAGATCATAGCCAAGTCTTCACCAGTGCAAGAATGAAAAGACCCCCTAGGTTTCCTTTACGGATTCCATAGGGGGTCTTTTTCATCACTTTGTAGCAGCCACTACATACTCATACAGCATCTCTATTGGATACCCTTCGCCATAGTTGGCACCCATCCCGGGCGTGGCGTGACCTACGATCTGGTCAGCGGCCTCCATGGGGCACTTCACGCTCCTCAGCAGATCCTTCATAGCATGCCGCAGGCTGTGGACTCCCAACTTGGTTCCCTTCAGGCCCTCTCGGGTCCGTATCCACTTCACCAGTGCTGCCGAGGCTGCAGTAGCGTTACAGGAACCGCTGGTATCACAGTACTGCGGATAGACAGCTACCGGGTCCTCCGAGCGGTCCCTTGCATCACACAGAGACCTCAGTGCCCTATCAGACAGGGGGATCTTCCGGGTACTTCCGGGTGTCTTCAGGGAACGCCAAGGGTGCGGCTTCAGTTGGATATGAGGAATAGGGGATTCCACTATGTCCCCCTTGGCAAGCCCGAGGACTTCTGATAGGCGAGCACCGGTCTCCGCAATGACCAGAAGGATAGACCGAAGGGTGTCTTGTCCATGACGGTCGATAGCGTTCAGTAGGGCCTTCCGTTCAGCGGGCGTGAACACTTCCCGATCTTGAACGTCTTGGCCGAACTTCGGAATCTCTACCTTGGCGAACACGTTCACACAATCCAGTTCGTTTTCCCGGATGCATCGAGCGAAGGAAGCCTTCAGGGGCGCAATGTATCTCTGCACCGTTGTGGTGCTCATATCCTTGTCGAGGAGGAACGTGACGAAGTTGTTCACATCAAATCTACGGAGACTTCGGATGTCAGGGTCACCCCTCAGGAACTCCAGGAGGTACTTGAAGGCCCTCTCGCACCTCTCGGTATCCTCAGGTCTCGCAGCGGTGTACTGATCCCTCACAAGCGTCAGGGAATAGGGGAAGGTGCCCTTCAGGAGTTGTACAGCAGTTGCCTGAGGCTCTGGGAGTTTCCCATTGACCTCTAGGGTTTCCAAGTGGTCATGGAGGGCAAACAGAGGGCCTTCATCAGGAGCTTGATGTACAACTCCATTGGCCTGAAGGAAAGCCTCGGCTTGCTCGAGGAGGGACACCTTCGTGGGCTTACCCATCTTCTCCCACATCCGGTCATGCATCGCAGCGATCTTCTTAATCGCAGCCTCGGCTTTCTTCAGGTCTGAAGTCCGAAGGGATTCAACGATTATCTTCTTCCCGAGAACCGGCTGGAGTTCCAAGGGAACCCTGCGGCGATAATAGAGATTCGGGGAACCGGTCTTCTTCCAGCAATACTGAAGATGAATCCGCATATGCCCAACTTTGAATGTTGACATAGCTGTGGAACCCTTGTGTTTCGATTGTGATAACCGGTATGGTAACCGGGAAACCGCTGGAACGCGCTACAGGCTTACCTGTGGCTCATCCCCGGGTATCACAATGGTGCCCAGGAGATGCGTCCAACATAACCATGGTCCCTTATAAATCAACTACTTAGATGAGTCAGTGAGGGCCTGTGGTAACCCGAAGTGTACCTTTGTGATAACCCAAGAGTTCTAGCTCTTCGAGCAGTTCCTTGGCGCGGGCTTCGTCTATGCCTAACTTGGCCTCGAGTTCCGAGAACTCTGCTTCCAGTTCTGTGATTGCTTGGTCTATCTCGTCAACCATCGATTCCAACTTCCCGATGATGTCCATTGGGGTTCCTAGAGTCCAAAAGTGGGTCCCAACAGCATACATCATATTAATCAACAATGTAGCAGGTCCCTACTTCGCTCTACCTTCTTCAGTTGGGGTCACACCGCGTGAAGCTACCGTATCCCCTGCAGATATAGCTCGGCTGTACAGGCTGTGGGTTGTATTGTGCTCGGCCTTGTGCCACGGTGTTCTGCATGTCCCCGAAGCCTTCAGACCATGCTTGGGCCTGTTGGGGAGACATAGCGCATCCTGACAGGGCACTGAGGGTTACAACAGAGATGAGCAGTGTTTTCATTTTGCACCCAGTTCCTCTAGGTATTTGTCGGCCAACTCATTTGCGGCCCTGTCGAAGAACACCTGCATTGACCGGATTCCGCCCTTGTTCTCCATCAACCATTTGATCTTCAGATACAACTCAGGCTCGATCTTCAGGTTGTAACCCATCCGGGTTTGCTCCTGGACAACCTCAGGGTTCTCCCAGGGATACCGAGCCTTCCTTGTTGCTTCCTCGCGGACCTGATCCTTAAGACGCTGGATCTCTGCCATCGCCTCAGCCAGTTTCTCTTCTGCACTCTTAGACATGATGCGCCTCTGGTTGTGGTGGTTTGGGTCTATGCTTCTTAGCCCATGAGTGCAGTGTACAAAACTGTTCAGAGCGATGCAACCATTTTGGCCTCCTCGAACGTGGTGCAAACCACACAGCTTCCGAAGTCTGCCCAAGCATGCTCAAAGGTGTCGTAACGGCACTCAATGTGACCGTTGATGGATAAGGTGTAGCGAAAGTCCTCCTGAGGGATCTCCTTAAGGGTCACAGAGGTATCGTCAGACAGTACGTTAGTCAGTAGTAACATGTCGTGGTCAAGTCGTTGTTCTTCATTGCAAGGGGAGCACAGATATTACGCTGCGCTTGTACATGTTTTTATCTGTTTTAAGTGGGTGTTGCGTTTACCTTACGGCGGAAAGAAGCTCGTCATCCGACAGGTGGGCGTACCGCAAAGTCGTCTTGACGCTCTTGTGTCCAAGCAACTTCTGGACAACTACGACGTTCTTGGTCTTCGCCAAGGTACGTGTTGCGGCTGTATGTCGCAGGGTGTGGAGAACGAAGTCGTCATCTGCATCTAGACCCATCTCAGACTTCAGCCTCCCCCAGACAGCCCTCAGGTCCCCGAGGGTAATCTCAAACATCCCCTGGGCCAGAGCAGCCTTTGCACGTTCAGACAAGGGGATCGACCGAGCACCCTTAGTCTTCGAGGTCCACAGACGGATCCAGTCACCGTCCACATCCTTCTCCTTCAGGCCCAGGAGTTCCCCACGACGCATCCCGGTATCTATAAGGACCGTGATGAACCGGGCTATCTCGTGTTCCCCCCAGGAAGCCAGAAGGGCCAGCATCTTGACCTCTTCCGCTTCGCTGATCCAACGGACCCTCGAGTTGTCCTCGGACTTCCAGGTGATCTTGGGCATCTTCACGAGCCAGTCTCGATCATGCGCATACTTCAGAACGCTGTGGACGTTTGTCAACTTTCTGTTCACCGTCGCGTCTTTCAGGATACCCTCCATGGAGTTGACGAAAGCGTCGATATGGATGGTCTTTACGTCTTTAATCGGAAGATCACCGACGACCTCGATGAAAGCCTCCACGTTGCGAATGGCCGTGGTGCAGTAGGCCTTGCCCAACCAGAGTGGCTTCTTGGCGATCTGCAGGAGTTCCTTCAGGGTCGTTGGGGATTTCATGGTGGTCTCCGGTGTGGGTATGATATGGATAATAGCGTGTTGTACAGAGTGGTGCAAGTATTTTCGAAAAGAAACCCTACCGAAGTAGGGGAGGGGAAACACTTACAGGCTCTCGGAGAACGTGGTCTTCACAATCCCCTGGGTACCCAAGAGACGTAGTACGTCGAGGGCTTCAACCATTGCACCTCGGGCGACTAGTGTATTGCTGCTGTCTTTCGAGTGAATCTCTAACCGCGCAGCCAGAAAAGCAATGTTCAATGGTTCTGTCTTATCCATAGAGGCTCCAGATTGTGGCCCAAGGGTATCACTTGTCGTGATCAGAACCAGAGGTAGATGCCGTGAAGGACGCCCAAGGGAGCCGCGAGGATCCCGACGAAGGACACGAGGACTTCCAGCGAGAGCGTAGCGGAGAAGTGGTTGAATGCATAGATCACGTTCGTGACCCAAGCGAGGACATTGCCGATTGCGAGGGCGATGATGAAGAGTGCAACGAGGATTGATGCCATGGTTAAACCTTTTGATTGAATTGAGGATTGAGCGCTGTTACCCACCAGCCTTCACTGTTCTTTGCCATACCCTTAGCTGCCATCTCGGAGACCTTCAGGCACCTGCGGGGATCATGGGGAACCCCGAACTCGCCCACACGATGCTTCGTGAAGGCTGCGGTGCTGTTGAAGAGTTCGTTACAGCTTGGGCATTGATTTCGGTCGCCGCGAAGGATCATTTCAGCCTCCCGTAGCAAGTTCGGTCGCATGTGGGACACACATACGTCAAGACGTCGCCGTCACGCTGATCTGAGTAGAACAACCCTTCGCCCTGGAGACACTCAAAGATCGTCCCGCAGTTCGCGCAGTTGAACTTCCACTCACGCTCGCTAGGGCGTGTCCCTTCCTTGATGATGATGATCACTTGAAGATCCTCCAGAGAATCCACATCGCTGCGCAGTAACTCGCTGTGAAGATCGCAATGTACGATGCGATAAGAAGGGGGATCATTGGGAAGCCTTGAGTCCCCGGTAGATCTCCTGGGCGTACTCGATGCCTTGCCAGGTATAGACACCAGCGTCCTCGAGGGCCTGGAGCCACAGTGAGTCATCATCGTCTTCATCCTCAGGGGCCTCCGGGATCTCATCGATAGCGTCCAAGAGGGTGTAGATGTCATCGATGATCGAAACGTCCATCTCGTCCGGGAAGGACTCTGCAGCGATCTCCAGGTCCTCAGCGAACTTATCGACCAGGGCACGCTGTGCTTCGTTAGGCTCACGACCCTCTTCACCGAAGGCCAGCATGAATTGCGTGAGGACAACAGCCTTCAGTTTTACTTTGGTATCGTTCATAGTTCTCTCTTTGTCTGTCGGTATTCTTCGATGAGCTTCTCCAGGTGCAGGGTGTGCTCCCGTTCGGCGTAGTACAGCTTCTTCCAGTCGGTCCACTCGTACCGGGTGCCATCAGGACGCCTGGGGTGTTCCTCAGTAGGGTTCGTGACCCCAATCGGTGTGATGCTCATGACAGGAGGTCCTTGATACTGTAGAAAGCCATGCCCAACTTCGAGGCTGCAATCTTTTCCATCTCTGCGCCAGCCGACTTATCGTGACCAGGAAGCAACGCGATGGCCGTACATCCCCTCATCGCTTCCAGATCAGCCACAATGCAGGTCAGCCAGTCAGCCGTAGGGTCCGGATTGATCTCCACAGGGTTGACCACTTCCCACCCACGGGACCTTAGGGCTGCTGCAGCTTCATTGAAGGCCGGGAAGTTCATCTCAGGTAGCCCGGTCATAGGACCAGATATGTATGCCCTTTTCATACCTCTCCCTTGTAGCGGTCGTCCAGATCCGGACGGTGTTTGACCATCCACGAAGCGAACTGAAGGCAGCACGACGCGTGGAACAGATGGGATTCCCCAGACTCAGGGTCCAGGTCCTCACCTTTGTTGAAAGCATCCTGATGGCGGTACGCTGCATCGAGAAGACGACTGACGGAGATACCCTTGCGCCAGTTGTGGGCCGCATACTTCTTGGCACCGAAGGTCATCACTCGGGCAACCCCTTCCTTCCACTCGGAATCCAGGAGGGACATCATGGGTTTCCCAGAGTCGTGCTTGACGCCTTCCTTGGGTTCCTGGATGTTCTCGGGAGCGGTCTGCCAGTTATCCTCGACAGGGACAAAGACGGCGTGGTCATGGTCCAAGTTGGGATCACGGCGGGGGTCGTACTCCTCACGACGAACGATTTGACCTGGGCGGTATGTGATCTGCTCCAACTGCCGTGCGTCCTGCTCAGTGTTGATGTGCTGCACATATCTGGCATACCTCGGGTCATACGGGTGGCCCATGGCAATGTCTTGGTTCATGTTGGTTGCCACAGTTTCACTTCTCCTTTCTCAAAGTCCCAATCGGATTCATGCAGGATCCGCGCACACCGCGCTTGGACCAGTGCATCTTCTTCCGTGAGACCAGCTTTGATGTATGCGTGCTTCACGGTTTCCCAGTTCACGCCCTTGGTATCCAATAGTTTCGCAGCGGACACAGGACCAACACCGGGGCACCCAGGGAACCCATCGGTAACATCACCGGTCAAGGTCTGCGTGAGGAACCAGCGGTAAGCCTCTGCGTCAGTCACTTGGAGCTTCTTACCCTCGAGCTTCTGATTCAGGTGCCACAGGGTCCCGGGGATTGTCTTGAGGTCCTTGTCCATTGTCACGATCATCGTCTTGCCAGGGAACTTGGTTGCAAGGATGCCAAGACAATCGTCGGCTTCCAGCGTGGGTTTCTCGAAGTGCGGATACTTCTCCTTCGACCACTCTTTCAGGGCACCATAGCCAACCGGTTTGCGAGACTTGCGGTTCCCCTTGTATGCAGGGTAGACAGCGGTCCGAAAGTTCTCCGAGGACGTGTAGCAAAGCTTCAGATCATCACAGCCGGTATCATCGATGAACTTCTGGATGTAACCGTCGAAGAGGTCCTTGGCTCGGTAGAGGTCCGTGTAGATCGACCAGACATCGTTGCCCCAATCGATCTCGGTTTCACATGCGGCAGCCGCCCTATAACACGGGATGTCTGCATCGATTAGGAGGAGCATTTGTGGATCTTCCCATCGATTACATAGCGAACCGGGCGGCTCGACACATGGCCGAAGACCTCCTCAACCACCTCCAACGAGACACCAACATACCTGTGTGCACGTTGTACCGCCCAAGCGGTGGCTGGGGACTGTGCGTCGTAGCTCGCTACCAACTCACCGTGTGCATACACGTTGTACTTCACCACTTCATCCATCATGCCTCCTCGACCTTCAGGACAGCCTTATAGGTCCCATGGCTCACCACTTCGATGATCTCGACTTCTTGACCATCCTGGGCGAACGTCTTCCAGCCAGCCAAAGCAGCCTCGAAGGTGCTGTAGGGGACTTCGCTGATCGAAGAGTCGGACCTACGGAAGAATCGGAATTCCTTGGGTACCGGGGTTGCCTCGAGGTGCTTGAGTTCCGAAGGTTCGAAGACGCCATAACGCCCGTCTGCGCTCACGCAGCAAAAATCACCATCGTCGTACACCGAGTCAATCGTCATGACGCCAGCCCAGACACTACCCATCGGCTGTCCCGGAGCCGTGACTTCATCACCGACCTTGAATTCTTTACTCACTTTGAAACTCCTGTTCGTCCACGCCCACGGCGTTATTGATTTCTCGGATACCGTCTTCGAGGGCGAAGATCAGCGTCAAGGCTTCTTGTTCTTGCTCACGGTCGTACGGGTCAATACACCCTGCGGTCGCCTTAAGCAACCACACAAGGTCGATCTCGTATTCAAACTCCTGACCGTTGATGGTCACGCTCGTGTACAACTTGTTCCCATAGATATAGGGGATCACTTCGATGTCTTCAGGCTTCAGTTGCTTCTTGCTCACAGAGCACTCCCAATCCTTTCTGCGTGATTAACCACTGACGCCCGAAGGTGTCGCGTTCGTATTGCGTTGTGATGAGGCCAGCAGAAGCCGCCATAGCGACCTCTACGGCATGAGAGCGGGCGAAATCTCCTTTGCAGAAGAAAGGGTCTTGCCACGCTTTAGATAAAACTTCGCCTAGTGACATGCTGCCCAGTTATCTCCGATCTTGTACTCAGCGTCCACAGGACACCTAAACTTAAAGTAGTCGCCCGTACGACGTGCGCACATGGTAGTCATCTCCCCAAACTCTTCTTCAAGACCTTCCCTTACAGCTACCTGACATTCATCGTGCACGAAGCCGAGCAAGGTCCAGTCAGCATCCCAGCCGTACTTCAGGCCACGGCGTTCAGCTTCCAGGAAGATCTCAACTACCCAGCGCTTCGCAATGACAGCACCAGCGCCTTGAAGCAGGGTATTGAGGGCAGCGTGCTTGTGGCGTACGGAGATCCTGCGACCATCGAGGCCCACTAGGTAACCACGACCTGCACGTTCGTCCACCTTCTCTTTAAGTTTCCCTAAGGCCGGAAGTTTCTTCAGGAACGACTCCTTGAGTTCCCTACCACGCTTCGCACCAGCACCAACGATTGAACCAATCTTTGCATCACCGGCTCCGTAGAGCCAGCCATCGTTATGTTCGGGAAGGTTCGCTACGCCTTCCCCGCCTTTCGGCAGCTTCATATCACTATGAAGACCAGACTATCTCTTCACCCTCTTGCGAGGGGCTATGCGCTTCCAGCCGCTTGGCTGTACTCCCTTACGGGATAGTCGTTACACCTTCAGATACTCAAATGCAGCAAGGATGGTTGCGGGGTCATCATGGAGTAACCCAAGAGCCCGGTTGCAGTTGTGGCACAGAAGTCCACGAACCTTGCCTGTCCTGTGACAATGATCGACCACTAGTTTCATCTTATGGTGACCTGCCATCAGGAATCCTTCTCCACTGCACAGCTTACAAACGTGTCCCTGTTCGTTCAGCATCTCCAAGTACCGGTCATACGATATTCCGTAGGTCCGTTTCAGATACGCGGAGGTGAGCGCGTGGTCCGAGCAATACTGGGAGCAATAAAGGTTGCTTGGGGACTTCGGGGAGAATGTCGTTTCGCATAGCCGACAAGGCTTCGGATTGAAGCGACCCTGTGGGTACTTATCTGGCGATGCGGTTTGATCTTCCCGCCGTTTGTTCTTACTGTTGTAGAGAGTCATTGAGTATCTGCTTGGCTCGGTATTGCCTCAGAGAGGGGTTCACCGAATTCACATAGTTTTAATCGAGGGATTACTCCCAAGTCATCCCATTGAGATGAAGGTTTTTGCGTTGTCACGGGTGGGCAGACCTGCAGCCGCTTGATTAACGGAATGGATGTCACCGTCGAGGATTACTCGTCCGTACTCTCCGTCATCCCAGGTTGCCATGTAGTGCGCAAGGCAACGCAGTTCGATGCCGGATAAATCCACTCCAACTTGTCGGAATCCAGGGCGCACACCGAAAAGCCTTCGGCACTCTTTGCCCCACAATGCGGACACACTAGGTACTTGGGCAATGTTCGGCCACGAGTGAGTGCAGCGGCCTGTAACCGCCCCATTAGTGTTGATTGAGTGGTGGATGTGCCCTTCACGTTCATGGCGCAGCCAAGATTGGGGTCCTTCACTAAGCTGCCCAATTCGTTTCTCCAGTAGGAAGTATTGTGAAAGAAGCTTGGCCTCAGGGAACTCAAGTTTCTCTAGGATCGTTTCGTCAACCTTGGGCTTCCCGTTGTCAGTGAAAGCCTCAGGTTTCCAGCCGTATTTCACGATGAGACGTTCAGCGATCTGGTCACGACTACCGGGATTGAACTCGACAACCTTGTCCTTCAGCCTCTTGCCAGTCTTCTCAGACCAGCGCTCGATAACCAGGGGAGGGAAGGTGTCCATCATCAACTGACGGATGGTGTCCCGCTCGACAGCCAGCTTCGAATACAACTCGACTGCAGCCTTCACATCGAAGGGCCAGCCAGAGCGCTCCATCATCGAACAGAACCAGCGAGCATCATGCTCAAGCTCGATAGCCTGCTGTGAGTACTCGATACCTTGGAACTTGTTGTACAAGGCCTCAGTGACATCAACGTCAAGGTCGCAGTACGAACCCATTTCCTCGGAATACTCAGCCCACTCGAGACCCTCGGGATAATTCTGCTTACCCCATGCATCGATCCACGCAGACTGGTCGAGCTTATCGAGAGCCTTGGGCGTGAGGGAACACATATGCTCCTCGAGAGCCTCGCCTACATTGCGTTCGATCCACTTGGCCTTGAAGTCCTCTGCGTACTCTCCTTTCTG